CGTCAGACGACTCGTCGTAAATAGGTGCGCACATTCGGGTAAATGTACAGCACACCAGTACCAGCCGCAGGCGACTGGTCAACGAGAGAGAAAACAAACGCCAAGCCTTGGCCACCCCCAAGTCGCACGTTCATTGGTAGTGACATGCGGAAATTACACTCACGAAAACCGCTATACTGAAGACCCGTAGCGGTAGGTGGGGCAGGCTCAATGACTCTACTCTCCAGCCAGATCCATTCATCACGAGCCGCTTCTGAACCCAATGAAGGGTTAAGAAGAAGCCACTTCCCAGTACTGGCAATGAACTCGGTAACATGAATGCCATACTGGAACAGATATGTGCCCTTGAACGAGCCGAGAATAGTCGAGATGCCGACGTCGCCCTCTACCCTAGAAACATCAGCCACACCAATAACTGGCGGAGCCGAAGAAGAGGGAGGAAGCAACGCCAACGCAAAGGCTGAGAGAACTGGACCACCAATTGCACCAGAAGCCTGCGAAAGCGGCGCACCCCAAACACTGGCAAGTGTAAGGGTGCCATCGCCAGCAAGCTTGCCGCAAGGAGCAACCCAGTCTCCAGAAAGGACATCACCGAAAGTCCCCTTGCGCGAAGAGGACGCACCGGCACCTCTAAGACGTGCCCGTCTGACCATTTTATAACTCCAAAATGTTAACCAGGTTACGCGACACGCCTGACAAAGGTTCGCAGATTTGGCGTCGCCATTACTGCACCAGAGTCAGACACCGTGAGCGTCTTGATGGACATCACGAACACGAGTTGTTGTCCCCCTCCCAAGCGAAGCCTCAACGGCAACGCGATCGGGATGGTCAGCTCTTGAGAGAGCTGACCGAAAGTTGAGCCGTCATCGACAAAGGCCCGCGAGCCAAGCATAAGCCACTCATCGCGGCTACACTCAGCAGCGTTGGAAGGATCCAACATGGACCACTTGCCGAGGGAATTCACGTACTCGGAAACGAAAATTCCAAAATTGATGACAGCGGACCCAACATAATTGAGCCCCCAACCATCAAGCATCAACTCACCATGCACTCCCGAAATTTCGACCACACCAATCTGCGGAGGGGCGGTAAGCCCCGTAGCCGTTGGAAGCTGAACCAACGATATGCCGCTCATGGGGATAGCCGAACCAGACAAGAGTGAAGGAACATTCCAGATGCCTGCAGCGGTGAAAGTGCCGTCTGACTGCAGCTTACCGCAAGGGATAAGCCAATTGCCATTCGGTACGTCACCCATAACAGGCCGACCCTGGACCGCGACGTTCGTACGTCGAAAACCCGCCAGCCGACGGCGAAGAGCACGTCTCCGTGCCATTGTAACTCCTAGGTTAGAAAACAGCGCGCAAACCCGCGCGTTATGGGAAGAGCAATTACCAGCGCTCTCGCTTAATGAGCTGAACGTACCCTGGATGAACCAGCTCTTCAGCATCACTGGCGTACGGCCACGAATGACGGACGCCGTAATCAAGAATACCAGTGGTGTGCGTTCGAACCAAATCAAAAGGGTCAACGGACTGCCCGGCGAGATGCGCAGCTAACTGAAAATCCTGGGACTGACCAGGAACACCTCTCACATAGTCAAGAGGAGGGTCAGCCCAAGGCGTTGGCAAAGTAAAACCGCCAACTAGGGGGACTTGATATTGCGTCGGTGCGACAATGGTTTGCTCAAACGTACCCAGCGCACCGTAAGCAATAAGCGGACCCAAACCACGGACAAATCGAAGCGAAACAGAATGAAAGCTCTCTCCCGGAGAAAAGAGCACCGAAGACGGATTCGACTCATCCATACAACCCCCTAATCTCAGTTAGCAAGGAAAAGGTGAACCTCTACTGTGAGCGCTCACCCAGCAGATACGACACGAACGGCGAACGCTTAAAGGAGTGGAGAGAAATTCCCCACGATAGACTCGAACGCTTCTTCGCTACCGCCGCCACGGCACGCTGGAGTCGCACACCGTCGTCATTTCTGACGCAATGAACGACCTCCGCCATGACGGGATCTGAGCCAGCTAACCAATCATAAAGAGCGTTAGCCGAGGGGTGATCATCCCCTTCACTTACTTGCTGAGCCCAGCGTATTGAGTCATACAATCTCTCCCAATCATCACCATCAATGCGCTCATACGACCACATAGCGTTGATTAAATGCATAATTGGTCGCATTCCAACACAAAGACCGCGCTTAAGATACGAGCTAAGATGCAAGTTCTGCAGGAACGAGATCTGCCCAATATCATAAGTGGTCTTGTCCATTGACAGTGACATACCAAAGGACTCAAACAGCATACCCGCCAGATCCGACAAGCTGGGATTACCGCGCATCTCGAGACACGCATCATCCCCTTGGACCATGATACGCACCACTGGAGCCTTGAGTGCAAGGCCGGCGTAGTGCAATACCAGCAGGTTAGAAATGCTGTCGATCATGTTCGTATCAACCGAACCTGATGGCACACCGCCCGTGCGGTCACACCCGGGGAGGTAAAACCCCGGGCATAAAATGCCCATGCGCTTAAAGGCCTCACGGTTGAAGCGAATCAGCGCACGCGATTCCCTCGTAAAACACCCTTCAATGACGCGATAAGAAGCGTCAATAACTTCAAAGGGGACCGACGCGTCAAAACCTTTGAAGTCGAGCGAGAAGAACCTCGCTCGATTACGGGTACCCGGTGCCAACCATCGCGTCATGGCTCTATTAACGGCCTCCCTGCTTTTCCAAGCCGAGAAGACATCTCCACAATCGTCGCGGAGAACCGGTTGGAGCACTGCCTGAACTCTCTTATTATGATTGTTCAAGGCTCGCGCGACCTGACAGATGGCACGGTATTTCGCCGGAAGGTACGGACCCTGCGACACAGCACGGGTACCAAGCACAGCTGGAAGCTGCGTGATCCAGAAAGGATCAAAGTCAGAGTTTTCAATATCCTCTGAAATCTTAAAGACGCGGAAAACTGCGTCCTTATCCCTACTCGACGACATCTCGGGGAATCCGAGCCCGGTATTACCGGGAAAGGAACTAGCCGCAGCCTGGGCCAACGAAAGGGGCCGGAGCTTCCTGTAGCGGCTACCAAGACAAAGACTCAACACAGCCTCGATTGCACGAGACCAAAGAACAGGATTGACCTTGACCTGAGGACGCGGTCTAACATACTTACGGATCTTCGTCTCGAGATTCTCACCTAAAGCGGGTCTAGAAAACCCAGCCCATCTCGAAAACGTGCCGTGAACTAACCGCTTCGAATCCTCCACAGCGCGCAATCTAGGATCGACAGCTGACAACGAACATCTACCGTAGACCTCTTCCGCGCAACGAGCACGGAAGGCATCCTTGTCAGCACGCCACTCGCGAGGAACAAGAGGGCTGGTGTAGTCCTCCTGTACGCCACTGAGTAAGCTGCCAAACTGGCTGCGCAGGGCCTGAACAGCACGGTCTGACATCCGAAGATCGGACATAGTCCCTCCGGAGATTAAAGTCCTGCCTAAAATAGGGAACCTGCACAGAGCAAGTAAT